GAAGAAGAAGGTGATGCAGACGAATTTATGTAAAATTCAGTTGCTTTATTTTATAAATAGATAACAGGAGAAAATAATGTCAGACTATACATCAAGAGATGCTGTTGAGTTTGCTTTCGATGGAAACACAGCAAAGTTTAAAGACGCTATTAATGGTATTATGGCTGATAAGGTAGCAGACGCTATCGAAATAAAAAGAGTGGAAGTAGCATCACAGTTTATGTCTGCTCAAGATACAGACCAAGGGGAAACCGATGTCCAAGATTCAGAAGTTTAAAACATTCCTTGAAGCAAGCGCAGCAGATTTGACGCCTGCTAAAAAAGATGATGACGAGTCGAAAGCACTAAAGCCTCGTTCCAAAGGTGAACAGGATTTTGCTGGCGCACATACAACTGAGACAGAACCTGATCCACATGCTGATCCTTCTGTACACAATGGTTCAACACAACCTACATCCCCCAAAGGTTCTGGTGATGGTGAAAAAGAAGTAGTTGCTGCTGGTACAGATGTGCAAGAGCCTCAGGGCGGTGGTGATTCAAAGCGCAGTGCTGATAAAACAGATGGTGACAAAAAAGTAAAAGTCGTCAAAGAAGCTGTGAAAGAAGACGAAGAGCCTGAGGATGATGACGAAGACGATGAAGACGAAGACGAAGATGAGGACGAAGATGAAGATGAACTTGAAGAAGGTGTAATGGACACTCTCAGAAAGATCGTCAAAGATAAGCAAATGCAAAAAGTCAAGTTCAAGAATGGTAAATCCATGCGTATTGATCTGACAACTGCTTCTGCTATCGTAAACGCATTTGATAAGCGTATCAAAAATGCTTCTACAAAAGCAAAGTTTGCTGACGCTATCGAAAAAGATCAAGCATCTTTCATGAAAATGATGGACGTGGCTCTAGGAGGTAAATAATGGCTATCAAAGTTCTTGCAAATACCGTTGCTTTCACTTCAAGTGCAAATAACGTATACAATGCTACTGCTGTTCGCATTACCAACAATGGTTCTGCTAGAACTGTCGTGATCGCTAATACTGCTGCTCCTTCTGAATCTGGACAGCATGGTAATTATCCAGGCAGTCAAGTATCCATCAGAATGAATGCAAATGAAGTAGTGACTGTTCGCAAACGGCCACAAGATACTATCACCGCAGCCGCAGGTGTATTTGGAACCAAAGTAGCGGAGGTATCATCATGAGCATGAAACTTATTTGCGAAGTCAACGAAGAAATTAATTATATCACTGAAGCAAAAGATGAAGATGGTAAGAAGTCCTACTTCATCGAAGGCGTATTCATGCAAGGTGATATTAAGAACCGCAACGGACGTATGTATCCTAAAGAGGTTCTATCAAAAGAAGTTGCTCGTTACAACAGAGAATACGTTGAAAAGAAAAGAGCATATGGTGAACTAGGACATCCACAAGGTCCAACTATTAACCTTGAGAGAGTCTCTCACATGATCACAGACCTAAAGCAAGATGGTCCTAACTTCATGGGTAGAGCAAAGATTATGTGCGAAACACCATATGGAGCAATTGTTAAGTCCTTGATGGACGAGGGCGCACAGCTTGGAGTATCAAGTCGTGGTATGGGTAGCTTGAAGAGTGGAAAGGCTGGCGCACAAGAAGTGCAAAAAGACTTCTATCTTGCAACTGCTGCTGATATTGTTGCTGATCCTTCTGCACCCGATGCATTCGTGAATGGTATCATGGAAAGCAAAGAGTGGGTTTGGGAGAATGGGATAATCAGAGAAGCGACTATAGCTGATTACGAGACAGAAATCAAAAAGGCTTCCAAGTCTGACTTAGAGGGTATAAAACTCAAAGTTTTTGAAAATTTCCTCTCAAGATTGTAATTTTATAAATATAGTGTAAATGAGTAATTATCTGATAAAGGAGACTCAAATGTCCGATAAAGAACTAGAGATGCAAGAGGATGACACAATCCTTGAAGCACAAGAAGTTGTCGAGGACGTTGCTACTGAAGAAGAAACTATTGAGGAAGCCAATACAGAAGCTACCGAAGAAGTTACTGAAGCAGCCGCAATGGACGCCCCGATGCCTAAAACAAAAATTGGTTTGATCAACTCTGTGGTTGATCAAATGAAAGGCATGAAGAAGGCCGAACTAGAAGCATCCTATGGTGACATCATGTCATCTTGTAGTAAGGATCATAGTGAAGAAAAAGAAGAAACACCAGCAAAGAAAGTTGTTGCTAGAGAGAGCAAGAGACTCAATAAAGAAGATATCGACGTATCATCTGATGTGCAGGCTCTATTCGGTGACGAAGAACTTTCTGAAGAATTCAAGGATAAGGCCACAACCATCTTTGAAGCTGCTGTTCTTTCTAAGATCAATGAAGTTCTAGAAACTGCTGATGTTGATCTCGCTTCTGATCTTGAAGCTGAAAAAGAAACAATGGTAGAAGACCTAACCACTAAGCTAGACGACTACCTTGAGTATGTCGCTGAAGAGTGGATGAAGGAAAATGAACTTGCTGTCGAAAAAGGTATTCGTGGTGAGATCGTTGAGAACTTCATGCATGGTCTACGCAATCTATTCGCTGAAAACTACATCGACATTCCAGAAGAGAAAGTCGATCTCGTAGACGAACTTGCTGGTAAAGTTGAAGAACTTGAAGCATCTGTCAACGAAGAAGTTGAGCGTAACATCGAAGTCAAAAAAGAACTTGTTGAAATGAAGAAAGACAAAGCACTTACAGACGTATGTGAAGGTCTAACTGATTCACAAGTTGAGAAGATGAAGTCCCTAGCAGAAGGTGTTGACTTTGACGAAGACACTTATGCTGAAAAGCTAGAGACAATCAAAGAAAACTACTTCCCCAAGGAAGAAGTTATTGAGAGTGATGCAACTGATGAAGAACCTCTTGAAATTGAAGAAGAGGGTACACAAGTGACAGGCTCAATGGCTGCTTACACACAAGCCATTTCAAGAAGCATCAAAAAGTAATAATTTATAAATATTGTAATAAGGCTGATAGTTTACTAAAGGAGAAACTAAAATGTATCAATCTGATGAACTTCAAAAGAAGTGGCAGCCAGTTCTTGAGCATACCGACCTTGAGCCAATCAAGGACGCACACAAGAGAGCCGTTACTGCAACACTTCTAGAAAACCAAGAAAAGTCTGCTCGTGAGCAGGCACAGGGAACTGGTGGTTATCAGGCTCCGTCACTTCTTGGGGAAGCTGCTCCTGCTAACGCAATGGGCGCGTCTTCTTCCACAGCAAGCGCCGGTAGTGTCGATATCTACGATCCTGTACTTATCTCACTTGTACGTCGTTCCATGCCTAACCTAATTGCATATGATATTGCTGGCGTCCAGCCAATGACTGGCCCAACTGGTCTTATCTTTGCAATGCGTTCACGCTTCACAAGCCAGACTGGCGCAGAAGCAATGTTCGATGAAGCTAATACGTCGTTCTCGTCGCTTGCTTCTGGTAACACAGCACACCAGTTCGGTGTTGCTAACGGCGCACTAGGCACAACACAAGCTGGTACTGATCCGGCTGACCGTGCATCTGGTTCTGGCTACACAGTACATACTGGTATGTCAACATCGTTGTCTGAAGCACTTGGCGATTCAGCGACTAACAAGTTTAACGAAATGGCTTTCTCAATTGAGAAGGTTGCCGTTACTGCTGTTAGCCGTGCGCTAAAAGCTGAGTACACAATGGAACTTGCTCAAGACCTTAAAGCAATCCATGGCCTCGATGCTGAGACAGAACTATCGAACATCCTTTCGGCTGAAATCCTTGCTGAGATCAACCGCGAAGTTGTTCGTACCATCAACTACTCTGCTGTGCCTGGCGCAACAGTAAATACCACAACTTCTGGTACTTTCGATCTTGACACAGACTCAAACGGCCGTTGGTCAGTTGAGAAGTTCAAGGGTCTAATGTTCCAAATCGAGCGTGACGCTAACGAACTAGCTAAAGCTACACGTCGTGGTAAGGGTAACGTGATGATCTGTTCTTCTGACGTTGCTTCCGCAATGCAGATGGCCGGTGTACTAGATTACGCTCCTGCACTTAGCAACAACCTACAGGTTGACGACAGCGGTAACACATTCGCTGGTGTGCTTAACGGACGTATCCGTGTATACATCGATCCATACTTCTCAGATGCATCGAACAACTACTACACACTTGGCTACAAAGGCTCCAGCGCATTTGACGCCGGTCTCTTCTACTGCCCATACGTTCCACTTCAGATGGTTCGTGCAGTTGGTGAGAACACCTTCCAGCCGAAAATCGGGTTCAAGACTCGCTACGGTATCGTTGCTAACCCATTCGCAACCAACGACGGTAACGGCATTGCTGCCCGCCTCGGTTCGGGTGATGGTAACAAGTACTACCGTCTTGTTAAGGTTACTAACCTTATGTAAAAAGAGTTGGGTCAACCAACCGAAATCTAGAGGGGGTTTTTACCCCCTCTTTTTTTTGCTTATAAATATATGAGCAAGGAGATAATGGAATGGCTCTACAACCAACGCAACCAGACAATATGAGTTATCTATCACCAACAGGTTTTAGATTTCAGATTCAGAAGATACCGCATGTGAATTACTTTTGCACTGCGGCTAATATCCCTGATATTTCTATGGGACAGTTGGAATCAGACAATACGTTTATTCGTCTACCCATCCCCGGCGATAAGTTGACATTCGGCCAATTAGACTTGACATTTCAAGTAGACGAAGACATGAAGAACTTTCGTGAAATTTACGATTGGTTGACTGCACTAGGTTATCCAGATAACTTTCAACAGAGAGCGAACATCCAAAGAACACTCCAAGCAAATCAAACCAGCACAGATAGACAATACTCTGATGCTAGTCTGATCATCACTACAGCACAATACAAACCCAATGTAGAAATCAAATTCATTGATGCTTATCCAATCAATCTTGGTGCATTAGAATTTAACACGACATCAAGTGATATCGAATATCTACAGGGACAAGTATCTTTTGCGTATAGAAAATATGAGTTGACAACAATAGCTTGATGTGATATAATTATACAATGAACTATGAGTATATGAAAGAACAAATGCAGAAGCATTCAAACTACCCGAAGTACTGCGA